CAACCTTAGTGGTGTCTAGTTCATACGATGCAACGCGCCAGGTTTCATAAGCGACTAGGGCTTCATCGGCAAAAGTGACAGGATCGAGGCTTACGGTTTTTATCTCAAGCGCATAGCGAAGACGTACTGCCTCGGCAAATAGGTTCACAGATAAAGCGTCCGCTCCAGCAACCAGATTTGCGCTGGAACGATCACCACCTCTTACGCCACCACCAGAAGTAACGCCAAAAGGAGCAAAGCTGTAGGTTATGCCGTCATAGGTTCGAGTTTCATTGATGCTGAAATTTTGATACGCCACTCCTGTGTATTGATCGTCTTGCGTTTTAAAGCGTGCGTAATTGACGAATGCGTATGCGCTCATAGTCCTACTCGTCCCCTAGTTTTGACACTATTCTGCAGTGCTTGGATAGTCAAGCTGCGACCTCGTTCAGCAGCTTGCGCCATACCCTTGCGGTGTTGCTCTGCTGTAACGTATTCCACACCGTTGATTACATTTGATTCGTAGCGCACTTCAATTGGTCCGGCTGCTCGCATTGCTTGTGCTGTTTCTTGAGCCTGGGTTACAGATTCGGCGTTACGAGTAAAAGGTACTTGGGTTGTTGCAGCTTGTTGCAAGGCTTCGTTTGATGTGATGCTGCCTTGCTGGAACGGTACAAATAACTCAGGGCCACGCTCACCCACGATGTATGGCTGATTTGCGTTGACTGGGCCGCCATTCGCTTTGCCTGAAAGCCCTGTATAGTCGCCAAATAGTGGCAGTCCCGTTCCAAGCCCTTCACTAAATGAAGGTGTTTGAGGGGAGGAGCCAAATGCAAAGGCTTTTGCAATGCCGAGGGCTATGTACTGGGCAATCATCGTTGCGGCGGTTTGAAGCAACTGGTCCGCAATTGTTTTGAGGAAATCTGCAAATGCCTCTTCAACAGATTTCGTTCCAGCAATAACTTCTTGGAAACCGCCGATAAGTGAAGAAACAGCAGGCCCCACAAAGCCATAAACATTTTCTACTGTCTGCGCCAATTTAAGTTGTGCTAGCTCTAATTCTTCAATCTGCGCTATTTCTTGTTCGCGTAGTGTAAGCCTGGATCGCAGGGCTTTAGCTTCCACATCTACCCTATCTGCTGTGTCTAAGTAGCCAAGTGCCCTTAGTTTATTGGCCGCCCTTTCTTTTGTATCTATGTCTGCCTGTAACTCACCTAATTCTTTAGTTCTTCTATTTAACTGTTCGATGCCGAGTAAATCTTGTTCGAATTTGTCGCCGCCAAACGGGCTTTTTATACGCGCCTCTAATGTAGATTTTTCCGTAGCGAAGGCGGCACGTCGTTGGGATTGCTCTAGCCGTTCTTGCGCAATTAGCTCTTCCTTTCTTATAGTTAAAATACTAGTCCTTGCTTTAGCCTCGAATTTTGCTACATTCTTAAGCGTATCAAAACGTTCATCTATCGCTCTTATTTCTTCCTCCGAACGCACTCCTGACTGGAGTTCCGCAAAACGTTGAACGTCTAACGACCCAAGGTTTGTTCCGTCGCCTATTTTTCTTTTTAGTGCATCTATAACTCCACTTTCTTGTGTGGTTATTTTGTCAATCTCAAGTCCGCCAACAAGACTGGTTTCTAGTATGGCCTCATCTAAAAGTTCTGCGGCGCTAATTTTAGATGTAAGCGCACTATTGAGGCGTGTTAATACGTTTGCGTAATCATTTAGTCTTTGCAGGTTAGCGTTTACAGCTTTTCCTTCAAGAGAAAATAACTGTTTCGTCAGTCTATAACGCTCATTTATACCCTTAATTTCAGCCGCAGTTTTGTTTTTAGCGATTACCGCAAGTTCAGACTCATACTTAATTTGACTCAATGCTAGATTGTTTTGTAGCTGCGCGGCTTTTAGTGGATCTTTTTTGGCTTCGCTTAAAAGCTGTTGATCTCGTATAAGTTTTTCCTGTAAAGCTACTTGTTCCTGTAATTCAAATTTTGCCTGACTAAACGGATTGTCACCGATAGCCTGCAAAGCTAAACGACCACGCTCAATTTGAACTGAACGAGCGGTCTCGTTAACTGCTTTTGTGCGAAGCTGTAATTCTAGTTGAAGCTCCTTCCCAAGTTCACGCTGGAGAGCTATTCTACGCCCTAAAAACACGAGTTCTTTTTCGCTAATTAACCCTTTGTTAAATTTTTCGACGGCTTTTATGAGTTCGGGATCATTTTGAAACGCTGTGTTTAACTCTACCCCTGTAAAAGTACCCCGAAATACCGCTTGGTCAAGCCTTGTATTTCGTGCTTGACTAGCTAAAAATTTGGTTACTTTGTTAAGTAAAGGAAGTAATGCTACCTGTAGTTGAGTCACAGATTTAGAAAATTCTTGCGTAAGTTTTGTTACATTTTCTCCATACCTACGTAAATCTGTAACACTTTTTTTGCCTATTGTAGCTGATAAAAGTTCAACTGCTCTATCTTGGTCTCCATAAGCTACCAGTAGTTTTCCTAAAACTGTATCGGTTTGTCCGGTAGCTTCAACAATAGCGTTAACATCCGCCGTTAATGGATTTAATGCTTTTCCGAGTCTTTTAGCGCCATCGACTAGCCCGTCAAAAACAGTGCCTAAAGCAGTACCAACCAAGGAAAGGCCGAAGCCGAATTGGCCGCCTGCTAAACCGCCAAGCGCGCCACCTGCGCCGCCGCCCACTGCAGCGCCTAAACCTTGGCCGAATAGAAGTGGAAACGCTCCACCGATAATCGCGTTGCTAAGGGCTTCTTTTCTGCGCTTTTTTATTTCGTCTTGCCTTTTCTTTTCAGCTTTTTCTATTTTGTCTTGCCTTTTCTTTTCAGCTTTTTCTATTTCGTTTTGCCTTTTCTTTTCAGCTTTTTCTATTTTGTCTTGCTTTCGCTTTTCAAGTTTAAATTCTGCAGCAAGTCGGCGCACTCTATCGCTGTTGACTTTCTTGTTTGCAGACAAACGATCGTCTGTTTGCTGCTTTAAACGCTTATCAAAATCTCGCCCCTCAGCTTCCCCTGCTTGAAGTAGTCTGTCAACCGCATTTTTACTTAAATTTTCCTCTAATTTAAATCTTTCAAGAAGGTTATCAATCTGGGTATCCCGAAGCTTCTTGTCAAAGTTTTTTTCAATGTTAAAAATGTCTGCGGCAAATTTTTCTCTAGCCTTAAAATTAGCTTCACTTTCTTCTGCCTTTGCAAGGGTTTCTTGTGCTAAGCGCGTAGCGGATTGAGTTCTATATTCCCCTGATTGTTGTTTTCTTTGTGCTTCCGCAGCAAGTTCGAGGACTTCACGAGTCCCCTCTACTAGGTCTTCTTGAAGTTTTACTTTTTTATTTAATTCTTCGGCAGATTTTTTCTCAAGATCTAAAAGAGCCTGTTGTAGCGCACGATCGTCGTTTTCGATATTTTTGAGTCTTTCTACTCTCCCGGAAACCGGGGATGATTGCCCAACAAGTGCATCTATTGAAGAAGCAGGCCCCGGACCTATAGGAGAGGCATAAGCATCCGCCACCTCTCTAATACCTGCGGCCTGTAGCGTAGCAGCCCTTGCAGCTTCGGTGCGTAACTGTATCTCTTCCTGAATAGCTCTGTTTTGAATATCTTGGCTCTGGTTTGCAAGACCCAACGCCTCGACATAGTCCTCAATAAGTTTTTTGTACGTCTTCGTTGCTTTACCTGCACCATCTAATTGAATACGAGCCTGATTAAGCGTATCAGTTGCCTCTACTAGTGCCGCATTGTATTCATTGACACTAGTTACTTGCTTAGAACCAAAAATTTCTCTCTTGTTTGTTTGTTCTACAGTTTTTCTTAATTTTATAAGCCTAGCTTTAAAATCTTCTAACTGTTTGGCACCCTTTACACCTATCTCAATCTCAGCTTTGTAAGCCACGATCCACAGCCACTAGGTCATGCCTTATTGTAGGCATTAAAAATCAACGTCTACGCTTGGCTTTCTGTAGTTCTTTTTCTTGGTCCTCGTTGAGGATTTTGAAGTAGGCGCTCCAGCCGATAAGTTCTTCGGCGGTCATTGTGGTGCGGACTTCGGACAGACTCATGCCCAATTCTTTGGCAACGCCAAATTGGAGCATGAGCCAGTTGTCCTTGCGAAGTTCCGCGCTTAGGAGTTTGGGTCCATCTCCTCAGCGTCCTCGTCGTCACTAAGGATGGCAAGCATCAAAGACTGG